TGCACCTGCAGGTGTATCTATCTCAGGAGGTAGAGGAGCAGTAGCAACTCCACAGATTCAAGCCCCTGACTTTAATATAGTAGGTACATCAGGTACTAATCAGCTAGCACAAGCCATAGGAGGCAAGGTAAATGAGCCTGTAAAAGCATATGTAGTGTCAAATGATGTGAGTACAGCTCAGAGTCTAGATAGAAATATCGTAAAAGGAGCAAGTTTATAGAGTAAAAATCTAAAAAATAACACAAAAACAGTTATATAGATATGAGTGATTTTAAGATTATAGAGCTTATCCTAGATGATGAGCTAGAATTGAACGGAATTGAGGCTATCTCAGTGGTAGAAAATCCTGCAATAGAGTCAGATTTCATAGCATTGAAGTCTCAAGATGTAAAATTAGCTGAGGTAAATGCTGAAAAGAGGCTATTAATGGGTGCATTATTGATCCCTAACAAGCCAATTTATCGCAGAAATGGTGAGGATGAGTACTATATTTACTTTTCTAAGGACACTGTATTGAAGGCATCTCAAAAATACCTGATGAGTAACAATCAGCACAATGCCACAATGGAGCATCAGTATGATATTTCAGGTCTCACATTGGTAGAGTCCTGGATTGTAGAGGATGAGGTACACGATAAGAGCAGAAAATATGGTCTAGATGTACCTGTAGGGACTTGGATGGGATCTGTGAAAGTAAATAATGATGAGGTATGGAATGATTTTGTAAAGACAGGGAAAGTAAAAGGATTCTCAATAGAGGGATATTTTGCTGATAAGATGGAGAGACCTAATGAAAATCTAGAGATGTCAGAGGATCAAAAAGCTGAGGAGATCATAAGTAAACTGAGAGATATATTTACCTCTGACTCAGACAGTTAGATATAGATACTAAAAAAAGTGGATATGAAAATCCAAAATTTTGTTTAATAATAGTTATATAAGTATGAAAAAACCACTAGAAATGTTAAAAGAAATCAAAAGCGTTCTAGGCATTGAGCTAAGTGAGCAGTCTGAGGCTGTTTCTTTGGCTACTATGACACTAGAGGATGGTGCTACTACCATTGAAGCTGAGCAGTTTGCTCCTGACTTTGAGGTGTTCATTATCACAGAAGAAGATAAGATCGCTATGCCTGTAGGTGAGTACACCTTAGAGGATGGTATGATCTTAGTAGTAGAGACAGAAGGTCTTATTTCTGAAATTAAGGAAGCTAGCACAGAAGAAGAAGCTCCTAGTGAAGAAGAAGCACCTGCTGAGGAAGCTCCTGCTGAGGAGGAATTGGCTGAGGAGGTACAATTCGCTACAGTATCAGACTTGGCTGAGATCAGATCTATGCTAGAGGAGATTAAAGCTGACTATGAACTTAGAAAGCAAGGACTAGCAAAAGTAGAGGAGGCTATTCAAACTGAATTAGCAGAAATCAAAAAAGAGGAATTATCTACTCCTGCTGCTAAGCCTATTAAGCACTCTCCTGAGAATGGAAAAACAACAACCCCAAAAGGGAAATTATCTTTAAAAGAATTATTAAACACGCTAAAACAATAAAAATATGGCAACTACTTTAACTGTAAACTCAAACTATTCAGGATCTGCTGCAGGTGAGATCATTGGTGCTGCTTTCAAAGAAGCTGATACTATTGCTAACAACCTTGTAACTGTATTACCTGATGTAGATTTCAAAGTATCACTTAGAAAAATCTCTTATGCTAATGGTAGAACAGATTTCGCTTGTGGATTCACTCCATCAGGTGCTGTGACTTTATCTGAAAAAGAGATCGTACCTAAGAAATTAAAGAATGAGCAAGAGATCTGTAAAGAGGACTTAAGACAAATCTGGTCATCTGCTACTATGGGCTTCTCTGCTCACAATGACAATATGCCTGCTGATGTAGAGGCTGCATTATTGAATGAGATCTTAGGAGATCACGCTCAAGCTGTAGATTTTGACATTTGGAATGGATCTGATGCAACTGATGGATCTTTCACAGGATTTACTACATTATTTGCTGCTGATGCCAATGTAGTTAAGCCTACATCTGTAGGAGCTGCTCCATCTAAGGCTAATGTAATTGCTGAGATTGAGAAAGTATTATCTGCTGTACCTGTTTCTTTAAGGAGAAAATCAGATTTAGTAGTAGGTGTATCTCCTGATGTAGCTTTAGCATATGAGCAAGCTTTAGTAGCTGCAGGTATTGCTAATGGATTAGGTGGAGACTCTAAAGAGTTAAGATATGGATCTCAAGTATTATCTGTGATCAATGGATTAGCTGATGGGACTATTGTAGCATACCAAAGAAAAAACCTTTATTTTGGTACAGGTCTTTTAGCAGATCACCAGGAAATCCGCATCAAAGATATGGATGAGACTGATTTCACAGGAACTGTAAGATTCAAAATGGTTTACACTGCAGGTGTAGCTTATGTGAACTCTGAGGAGATTGTATATTACACTTTCCCATAGTAGACTTTAACAATTAGATAAAGGGGTAGGTGGGTATCAATCTGCCTGCCCTTTTTTTTATTAACTCAAAAAACACATAAAAATATGGCTTGTTTATTAACATCAGGGAGAGCATTACCTTGTAAGTCTAGTGTAGGTGGATTAAAAGCTATCTACTTTGCAGATTATGGCACACTAGGAGATGCTACAATATCAGCAGGAGAGATCACAGTATTGAGTGGTACTCCTGAGTGGTTTAAATATGACATCAAAGGAAGCTCTAGCTTAGAGACTACCATCACCTCATCTAGAGAGAATGGGACTACTTTCTATGATCAGACTCTTAATGTAACTTTAACCACATTGGATAAGGCTACTCAGGAGGAGGTAAAATTATTGGCTCACTCTAGACCTCACATAGCTGTAGAGGACTATAATGGAAACTTTTTTCTATTGGGCTTAGAGAATGGTGCTGAATTGACTGCAGGATCTATTGTGACAGGAGCAGCTATGGCTGACTTATCAGGTACATCTATGACATTCTTAGCACAGGAGAAATCACCTGCATACTTTGTGACACCTACAGTGATCACAGCAGATGTATCATCTACTCAGATTGATCCTAATGCTTAATTAGACTAATCTAAATACTACAGAAAGACCTCTCCCATTATCGGAGGGGTTTTTTTTTGATTAAATAATACAAAAAATCTGAAAATAGTAGTTATATATATAGAAGCATTTAAAATGAAGATATTAAAAACGACATCAGAGCCTCAAAGCATACAGTTTATACCTCGTAGATATAACGCTGCAGGTACTGTGGCTATAAGGGATGAGTCTACAAATATGATCAGACTGTATAATTCAGAGCTGACTCAGATAGGAGACCTATTACAGATCACTGAGATATTTGAATTAGTAGAGGGCAGGATGTATGAGATAGCAATATCCTCAGATCCTAATGTATGGGGTAATGTGAGTGATGAGTGGCAGCTTAGTGATATTATTTGGGATGCCATATCTGCCAATATAGATTATACTGTTTACAGGGATAAGATTTTCTGTACAGATGAGAATGTAGATCAAAGAAATTTAAGCTATTATCAGATCAATAAAGGACAATTTGTATCAGATGATTCTTTTGATAATGATTATATAATAATATGAGAAAAAAAGTAAGGACATCAGCTACCATCACAGCTCCAAAATCCAGGAGTGAGTTTAGTGTAGTCAATTTGAACAGCAATAAGATTAATTTAGCTAATTTTAACTCTCCTGTAATTGATGAGGTGAAGGGAAAAGAGTGGATCACATATGGTGCTGATAATAATTACTATCAGTATTTGATAGACAGGTATAATGGAAGCCCTACCAACTCAGCTATAGTGAACGCTGTATCACAGATGATCTATGGTAAAGGATTAGATGCTACAGATTCAAACAGAAAGCCTGATCAGTATGCTCAAATGAAATCATTATTTTCAAATGATGCAGTGAGAAAGCTAGTATATGATTTAAAACTGATGGGTCAGTGTGCAATCCAGGTGATCTACTCTAAGGATAGATCTACTATTGCTCAGGTGGAGCATTTTCCTATTGAGACTCTAAGAGCTGAAAAGGCTAATGAGGATGGAGATGTGGAGGCTTTCTATTACTTTTCAGATTGGAGTAAACTCAAGACCTCAGATGAGCCTCAGAGGATTCCTGCATTTGGATTCTCAAATGAGTCTATAGAGATCTTGTATGTGAAGCCATATAGAGCAGGATTTTACTACTACTCTCCTGTGGATTACCAGGGAGGACTACAGTATGCTGAGCTAGAGGAAAACATCTCAAATTTCCATCTAAATAACATACAAAATGGGCTAGCTCCTAGTATGCTTATAAATTTCAATAATGG